AAAGAGCTAACAAAAGAAGATGCTCTCCGGCAGATAAAAGAGCTGCAGGAGCATGTTGAATACCTCACTAAGGTAAAGTCACCTGAAGATAAGGTCCGGGAGTCAATAGTAAATGCGGGGTTGTCAGATGTGTTCTATAATAATCAGAAAGTTCTGATAGAAAAGATAAGAGGAGGTGGTAACTACTTCTATATCATGTTACCTCTACCAACATGTAATATAGAATGGACAATACATGCATATGAGTGGGTGAAAACATATGTGGGGTATTATAGAGAAGATGTAAGGATATATGCATATCCTACACACAGAACTGAGAATGATAATACAAATTACTTGTATATAAACGTAGAAGTTTTAAAATAACTAATATGAAAACACAAAGAATAAACGATATCTATGTATTAATACTGATAATACTTGTTATAGGATTAGATGTATCAGGTTATTATATCTGCCAAAATCCTTTTTTACAGGTAGATAGGGTATTAATGTGGGGCATTTGTAGCTCACTTACTTTGGTAGTAGTTATTGCCTCTATGTATCACTTTAATGTATTTGGTAAGTAGTGACTACCGGTAGTAAAAGTATTTTCTTAACTTAAAAGGTAGATTGTAAACTAATTAAGTTTATTAGTTTATCTTTGCACTCTGGTTAGGAAATTAATAGTTTCCTAACTGGGGTGCTTAATATGGGCCCGTTTTGGAATTGATTTCAGTGTTTGGGTTACTACACAAGTAGAGGTACCATGTATCCTCTTTAATAAAATATGGGAACAATAAATGTAAAAGTAGAACTTTCTACTTGGACAATCGAAGATGCTTTAGCATTTGTAGGTTGTGACGAAGCAATAGCTGCTTAGTCAACCGGGGGTAAGCATATGTACCTTGCAACAGAAATGCCTTAATAAAAGGTTTAGATTCGACCTTAAGGAATCACTATAGTTGCAGATAACAATAAGGAAATAGGAATCTGATACTTGCTTATAAGGAATTATAAGATAAACTTGTGATAAAATGTAGTAATTGCTTCAAGGAAAGACGTGGCTTCGATGCCACCGGGTCCACTAGCTCTTGTAGCTTAACTGGATAAAGCATCAGCCTTCTAAGCTGAGGACTATTGGTTCAAATCCAATCAGGGGCACTATAGTTGTTTGGTGTAATGGTAGCACAACAGGTTTTGGTCCTGTTTGTATAGGTTCGAGCCCTGTAGCAACTACTTATAATTTATTACAGCCCATGGTTGTATTCGCTACCAGTAGTAGGGTAGGAAGTGATTCACCTATCTTGCTGCTGGTTTATTTTGTATCATCTCACAACTAAATATAAAAACAATGAAAAAGTTCATCACAATTGCACTACTACTGGTATCAATTACTAGTCATGCTCAGTTCCAAAGGTATAGATGTTATAAGACCAAAATAATCTACCCAGATGCTTCTAAGTCTCAAAAAGAATGGAAGGATGTAGATATGCTCATTACTTTCGACCTGAATAAATCAAAGATACATATCTATGCAAAACAAGAATTGGATATAGATATGGTAAGTTATACACCTATGTATAAAGATGATAAAGGAGTATCAAATCTTGACTTTGTTGGAGTGGACCAAACAGGAGTAAATGCTAGGTGTTCATTTATGATCAGTGGTGAGGTATTTACTTTTATAGTAGCATATACAAACTTTATTATAGTTTATTTAACTCATCCTTCTTAATAACATCATATGCTTAAAGACAAAAAGATAAAATGGTCATCTGACTTGCAGCATGATCTTATATTAACTACTGAAAATGCACTACCGGTAGTAAGTACTGAAGAGAAGTTAGAGCTAATAGATAAACTTCTGACAGTAAATGCAACATCGTGGGCAGAACATGTATTGGTATATGAATCAATAAAAGACACAGACCTTGCATCTATCATAACAAGGATAGAGCAAAACATAGCACAATTAAAGAAGATAAAGTATTCATTAACTGATTAAATAATATAACAATGCAAAACAAAATATGCGGAGTAGTATCTCTACCACAGGGTAAGAAGGGATGGAGTAAGGGGGAATTGATAAAGTTCTATAAACAATATAGGATAGCCGAAATGGATAATCCCAATAGGACTGATTGCGAAGCCCAGTACCTGTACATAACAGACAGGGAAGCTGATATAAAAAAGCATGATAATGTAATATCTAAAAACGGGAAGCACATTTATTATAATGTGCAAGGTGATACTTTAGTTATTGCCCGTAATTTGGAGTTACCTAAAGTAATTTTTACTACAGATCCTAAATGTAAATTGCCTACCATCCCTGCATGGTTCATTCAAGCCTATGCGGATAGTAATGGTAGCATTAAGGAAGTTGGTGTGGCGAAGACCACTATTGATAGTACAGGACTTGATGGAGTAAGAAACTTTGTAGAAGTACCCAAAATAACAGACAACAACGAGTGTGTGCTTGAATTGGTGGGAGAGAAAGTAGCTTACAACACCATTAAACAGAACAACCATGAAAATTAAGATAATATCAACTATTGAAATTGATGAGAACTTTTTTGATGAGAAAGACCCCGAAAGTCTTGCATGGTTTGAAAGTTTGCTTAATGATAGCGATAATACAATATTGCAGTTATGGTCAAACGACATAGGGGATGAAATCGGTCAGTCTAAGGAATTTAAATATGAAATCATTAAATAAACAACCATGAGTAAGACAGCAGTAACACAAGGTATTGAGAAACTTTGGGTAGTATATCAGAATACAGATAGCCCAAAAGAAAAAGGTGAACTAAGTGCTATCATATCAACATTTGAAGCACTCCTGCAAACCGAGAAGGAGCAGATAATTAATGCATTTGAAGAAGGTGCAAATTGTGTTTTTAGTGGTAATGATGAACCATCAGCCGAACAATATTACTCCGACACCTACGAAAAATAAGCGTTTTTCACAAGGTGTAAGTAAATTTCACTTAATCCTGACATTTCGCATTTCGAGAAATGCAAAAGCTCATTGATAATAAAAATATATTAATATTAGGTACTAATAGTACCTTTAATAACAATTATATAAACGATCTTATTAATGATAAAAACAATAATATGCCGGATATAACAATGTGTAAGGATGAACACTGTCCTTTAAATAGTAAGTGTTATAGATATACAGCTTCTCCTGGAGCATGGCAATCGTTCTTTATGGAAAGTCCCAGGGAAAATGATGGATGTGAGTACTTTATGGAAGATTGGAGAACTAAAAAAGATAGCAATGGAAGTAACAAAGAGGTCACAACTGACAGGTAAGTTAACTACACTAGATCTGGATATAACAGATGAGCAGTTAGATAGGGTAGAGTGTAGGAGAGAAACAAGTACTCCTATCCAGAAGATAGTACCTCATTTGAGTGCCAGTGAAAGGGAGTTCCTTATAAGTGGTATAAGTCCGGAAGAGTGGATAAATGAGTTCGGTATACCGGAATAAAACAAATAATGATGGATAACAGGAAAGGTCTGCAGGTAATAGGATATAGGATGAACAGTGATGAACTGAACTTAGCAAGTATGTTCAAACGTACTATAGAGAAAGCATTTGAAAGTAGTCCAGGAGCAGGTATGGAAGAAGTTGCAGGTAAGTTGGGCATCACCACAAGATCTCTATACCGGATAACAGACATATGGGATATTGAAAGAGCAAGTGTAAGGAAAAGAAGACATAAGAGAATGACACAAAAAACTATTATATGAAACAGCTAATAGTGAACCTATTATGGGGAAAGCCTAAAGAAGGTATACCGGTATCACAGATAAGGCAGAGTACTCACACAACAATGCCCGATGTAGTGATACCTGTAGGTAAAATGCATGAGGTACTATATGATGCATTAGAAAAAGTAAGAAAAAGACTTGCAGAAGTTGATTAAATAATGTATCTTTGTATAGACAAATGGGATGGTGCCCCATATCAAGATATTGGCCTATTAGGATGAAAGTGTGCACCATACACCTAGTCCTGGTAGGCCATAATAGTTTATACAAATGAAACTAATAGGATTACATGGGAAACATGGACAAGGAAAATTCACTCAAGTAAGCGATGAAGATTATGAGTATTTGAATCAATGGAAATGGTTTGTTAAAATTTATTCTAATGGTGAATATGCAAGAAGAACTCAAAGAATTAATGGTAAATCTAAAGAGATTAAAATGCATAATTTAGTATTACCATTAGCAGATAAAAAATTAATACCAGATCATATAGATGGTAATGGACTGAATAACCAAAGGTTAAATTTAAGAGCAGCAACTAGAAGTCAAAATGGAGCTAATAGAGATGCTAGAAGAATAGAAAAATCTTCTAAATATAAAGGTATATACTGGAAAGGTTCTAGAAATAAATGGATGGCTGCATGTAAAGCTAATGGTAAATTGTACAGTAGTTCTCATATTACAGAAGTCTCAGCGGCTTTGGGGTATAATAAACTAGCATTAAAACATCAAAAAGAATTCGCAAGATTAAATATAATTCCAGAATCAGTAATAAATCAAAATAATATATATTTAGAATCATTACTTGCTACAAAAATATGTGCAAAATGTAAAACAAGGTTACCAAAAACAGAATTTTATAAAGTTCCTAAAAATGGAAGACTATCTTGTTATTGTAATCTTTGTAAAAAGATATATATGATTGATTATTATAATAACAGTAAAGAAATGAAGTACAACGTAAATTAAGAGAAGGATGACACCAAAGACAAATCAATAACCAATAATTATAAACAATCAAAAATCAACCAAAATGTTAAAGAAACCAAGTACAACGGAATTAGTAGAAGTAGTAAATGAAGGATTAATAAGCCTGTTAGACCAAGAAGTACTAATAATGTGCTTTAACTATTTCTATGCAGGGGTATTAGTAGGAGTAAATGATAGTTATATAAAATTATCAAACTGTCATATAGTGTATGAGACAGGAGCATTTAATGATAAGAAATATAAAGATGCTCAGAAAATAGCGGATGAATACTACATACAGTTAAGTGCAATAGAGTCATTTGGAAAAGGAATTAAATTGTCATAAACATGAGAATAGTACAGAGACCTCAGAGTAGATTAAGAAAATGGTCAGGGTCAAGGTCAAGGTCAGGGTCATGGTCATGGTCAGGGTCAGGGTCAGGGTCAGGGTCAAGGTCAAGGTCATGGTCAGGGTCAAGGTCAGGGTCATGGTCAGGGTCATGGTCAGGGTCAAGGTCAAGGTCAGGGTTAGTATAAACAATAACCAATAATAGCAGGGAGTAGTGGTGCAAATAGAAAGACATAGCTGAAAGATGCAGTATGGAAATAAAGCTAGACAAATACCATACAATCTCAGGTGCAACTCCTGGGCTACTCCCTGCAATTATATAAAACTTAAAGTGTATGGTACCTTGTAAATGTATAGATGATACTAAAAAACCACCAGAGATACCTCAGGATAAATGGATAGTGAAAGACGAAGAGTATAGAGTACTAGCTATCTACATACATGTGAACCAGGGAGGTATACAAGGTATAACATTAGTGGAAAAACCATTGGATGAGACATGTAGACCATACCAGACATTTGCAATAAAGAGGTTTGCATTTAGGTTAGAGGATATACCGGCACTCATACAGTTAGCAAAGGATTGTAGTGATATACAAACATTAAATGATAGTGAATTGGCAGAATTGCTACAGGAACAAGTATTGGAAACAGTAGAAAATGAATAGTGTATGGTATATGTAGTAGGATTTGAGGATAATGGATTTGAAAGTGTATCTGTATCTAAAGCATTTTGGGATTTAAAAGAGTATGATGAAATTCAGGTAGATACAGAAACCACGGGTCTTAATTTTAGAGTTCATGAATTAAAATGCTTGCAGTTAGGTAATGGTATAAATGAGTATGTTATTCATCCATATCATATACATGAATTTAAAAAGTTACTGGAGACTAAATTGTTAGTATTGCATAATGCTAAATTTGACCTCAAATTCCTATATAATGTTGGTATATTCCCTAATAAAGTGTTTGATACCTATATAGCTGAATGTGTACTGTACTGTGGAGATTCATTCCATAGAAAGGCTCTAAATGTAGTAGTAAAGGATAGATTAGGTATAGACCTGGATAAATCAGTTAGAAAGGGTATAGCAGATAAGGATGTAAAAGGTGAAGTAATACAATATGCAGCAGATGATGTAAAGTACCTAAGTAAATTAAAGGAACATCAATTACAAGAAGCTATACAGAAAGATCTGGTAAAGTGTATAAATCTTGAAAATGACTTTGTACTAGCATTAGCATATCTGGAATTTTGTGGTATAAAGTTAGATAGGAATAAGTGGCTAGTTAAAATGAAAGCAGATGTTCAGGAATTAGATAGGTATAGAGGAATACTAAATAAGTTGATATTTACAAAAGACCTGAAGAAGTATATAGACTATCAATTATCATTGTTTGAAGAGGGTATAGGTACAACCATCAATTGGGACTCTCCTAAGCAGGTTATAGAGCTATTTACCGGATTAGGTATAGATTGTTGGGAAACTGTAAAAGGTGTCAAGAAACAGTCTGCAAGTGCCAAGAGTATAGAGAAATATCAGGATGAATATCCATTTATCAAAGATTATCTGCATTATAAGGAGTTACAAAAAGTAGTAGGCACATATGGAAATAGTTTCATTAAACAGATAGACTCTGTATCAGGTAGAATATATACTCAATTCAGCCAGATAATGGATACTGGTAGAACTTCATGTGGGGGCAAGAATAAGGATACAGGTGAGGAGTTCATAAATCTGCAGAACCTACCAAATAATAAAGGAACTAGAAGTTGCTTTGTAAGTGAAGAAGGTAATGTAATAGTAGATGCGGATTACTCATCAATGGAGGTAGTAGTACTTACTAATAAATCAATGGAATCAGGACTATTAGAGTTCTTCGATAAAGGGTATACAGACTTTCATAGCTATAATGCTAAGAAGATATATCCGGAGTTATCTGAAAAGACCTTTGAGGAAGTTAAAGAGCAATATAATCATCTAAGGCAGAATGCAAAAGTTGGTGGATTTACAGTAGCATTTGGTGGTGTAGGAAAGACAGTAGCAGATAATCTAAAAATATCTGAAGAAGATGGTAATAGATTCTATGAATTGTATTTCCAGGCATTTCCAAATTTAAAAGAACATTATAAGAAATGTGAAGACCAAGCCTATAAAGATGGGTATATACTGATAGATGAAAGAAATAAGCGGAAGTGTTTTATCTACAATCATAGTAGGTATAAAGAGTTGCATAAAGAGTTTAATAGGCAATTCTGGGATAAGTATAAAACATTAAAGCAAACCCCAGATAACTATCAGTTTGTAGCAATGAAGGAAAAGGTGAAGGAGTATTTCCAGATAAAGGGAAATATAAGCAGAATGGCATACAACTATCCAGTGCAAGGAACTGCTGCCAGTATAGCAAAGATTGCCGGTATAAAGTTCTTCAATTGGATAAAAGAACAGAAGTTGATAGATATAGTGAAGATAGTATCATTTGTACATGACCAATATCTAGTAGAATGTCCTAAAGCAATACAGGATAAAGTAAAAGAAGCATTAGTAAAAAGTATGGAGGATGCAGGAGCATTATATTTTACAAGAGTACTACTTAGAGCATCAGCAGAAATTGATACTGCATGGAGCCATTAAACTAACACATATAGGACGTAAACCAAAGTATAGTAGTAATAGTTAAAAAATAAATAAAATGAAGATAGTAGTGAATAAATGTTATGGTGGATGGGGAGTATCTGTAGAAGCTCTGAAAGCGTTGTATCTAATGAAAAGTAATGCTGTAAAAAGTACAACAATTAAAGAGTATTATGGAAGAAATTCAACTAAGAAATGGGAAAAAGATAAAGCAGAGTATCTACCTATAGGGGATGGTATATGGGCACATAAAATGGATTTCAATATATGGGATGAAAAAACTCCAAATGTGCTATATGATATAAATAACAGAAGTGATGAAGCGAGAACTAATAACGATTTAATAGAGTTAATAGAAAATGGTAAAATAAATGTAAATGGTAATTATGCAGACCTAAGAGTAGTAGAAATACCAGATAACGTAGAATGGGAAATTGATGAATATGACGGTATTGAAAGTATACATGAAAAGCATAGAAGTTGGTAATAAAATAAGTTGAATAAATCCAAAATAAATAGGTAGAAAATTGAAAATAATAGGGTACAATATCGTACCTTGGAACACCCATAAATTGAACTAACTATGGCAAAACAAATCTTAGAAGAGCAGTATAATGAGGTAGTGAAGTATATACAGAGTATATTAAAAGAAAGAGGTAAAGGATATATAGATAGAGGTACTGTGATGTTGGATATAATAGACTTACCACAAATATGCACCTACCAAAGCTACCTGGGTAGTATACCAAAGAAGGGTAAGGTGAAGGCTAAAGTGTTACCAGAAGTAGAAAGTGCATTTGAGAAGTTCTGGGTAGAGTATCCATCAACATCAAAGTTTGAGTATAATGGTAAGAAGTTCATGGGTGAAAGGGTACTTAAGGCCAACAAGCAAGTGTGCCTAAAGCTGTACAGTGATATCTTAAATAGCTGGACCAGGAAAATAACAGAATCCTCAGAATCAATACTGAAGGCAATGAAGGTACAAGTACAGACAATAAAAATAGAAAGCTATAAGACAGGACAGAATAGGATGCAGTATATGTCATCAATAGAGGTATATCTGAGGCAGAAGAAGTATGAAGCCTGGTTAGGTGAGGAAATGCCGGTAGATGAAACAGTAACTAAGAAAGTGTATCAGAACTCAACAGATATGTAATGTTAAGTGATTTCCAACAATTAAAGAATGAAGTAGAAGAGGGAATACTAGGTAAGAACCAAGGTATACCAATACACTTGCCAAAAGTAGGTAGATACCTAAGTATACGACAATCAGTATATACCTTGATAGGAGGATTTAGTGGTACAGGTAAGACAGGACTAGTAGATAGTCTCTATGTACTAGAACCATATATGTGGTTATTAGAGAATAGGGGAAAGACAGACCTTAAAATAGAATGGGTATATAGGTCTATGGAACGTAAAAAAATCCATAAGTTAGGAAAATGGGCATGTTACTACATATGGAGAAAGTACGGAGTACTGATAGAACCTGCAAAGTTAATGGGGTGGAGACAGGAGAAGTTGAATGAACAGGAGAAGAGGTATTTTGACCTATGTGAGGAGTTTTTTGAGACCATGCAGGATAGTAAGATGATAACCATTATAGATGGTCAGGAGAATCCACGGGGAGTATATCTACATGCCAAAGAATACATGTTAGCAAGAGGTACTGAAGAAAAAGTAGGATTTGAAAGGAAATATACACTTAACGACCCTAATCTAATAGTACAACTGGTAATAGATACAATAGGTAAATGTCGGTTGGAAACTGTAGATGGAGCTAAAGACCGAAAGAGTACTACAGATAAAATGTCCGAGTATTGTTCAGAGCTAAGGGATATATACCACATGAGTCCTATAGTAATAAGCCAGTTCAATACATCAATAGCAAGCCAGTTGTACAATAAAGCACCAGACCCAGAACCTACACCTGAAAGCTATAAGAATACCGGTAATATGTTTGAGGACTGCGATGTAAGTTTGGCCCTGTTTAATCCCTATAGATACAAGGTGTATGACCACATGGGGCATAAAATACCAGAGTTTGTAGATACATCAGGAGGTATACATCATGGGGCTAATTACTTCAGATCATTAAAGCTATTGAAATCTAGTTTTAGCGAGGATGATCTGAGGTTTGGCTTGAGCTTCATGGGACAAATAGGATACTGGAGAGACCTACCCAAGGCATCTGAGATAGAGGAATTTGAAAGATTGGTAACTGTAAAAGGTCAAGGGTTTTATGATAACATCAAAAATCTAATGTGGTTTAACGATTAAAACAACAAACAAAATGAGTCCAGAAGAGATAAAAAAAGAATGTGATAAGTTAAAAGCCTATATGGAAAAAGAAGGGTTAACTTACCCAGATGTAGGGACATGGTACTATAAAGGTGCTATGATGGTACTGGAGAGTGAAGAATATAAAGAATTGCAGGAAAAAGCATGGAAGTATGACCAACTAAACAAATAACCTTATGAAAGATAGAGAACAGATAAAAAGTATAATAACAACAATACTAAAAGAAGAGTATATAAAATCTTCACACGAACAAACTGCAGATAAGATATTAGCAGTTATGGATAAACAGAAACAGTCTTCTCCGGTAGAAGGTAAAGGATGGGAGATATATGAATATAAAACACCGATAGAGGGTGCAATATATACTCTCTTACCTGGGGGAAAATATAAAAACCTGAAATTAAGTGATGCAACATGGGAAGCAGAGACCTTTAATCATGGTGAGATCATAAACGCAGTAAGACTAACCTCTACCGGAGAGATATACCGCATAGGAGATACAATAGTACATAATAATAATAGAGAGAAAGAGGCATTCACTATAAAGAAGTTCAGAACAGATGATAGTGGATACTATATGTATGCAAATGGTGATAATAACTATCAACAAGCAAGACAAGAGTATTGGAAAAAAGTACCACAACCAGTAACAGTACAAATGGATAGCCAGGAGTACAGGATGTATAGAGAATGGAAAGAGAAACAGGAACCATTGATAATAACAGATGATGGTGTAAAATTCTATAATGAATTGGATGAAGTATGGCTAATAAATGGAGATGGAAAACCTAATGTAAATCCAAGTCTTGTGAAAAATTGTGGAAAACATGTAAGAGAAAGACAACAGTTAGGTAATGGAAATACATGGCATATATTCAGTACAAAAGAAAAAATGGATGAGTATATACTGATGAATAAACCATTGCTGAGTGTAAGAAATATAATAGATAATTGTAAAATAGGACCAATGGAAGATTGGCTGAAAGTATTAGCAAAAGAACAACTAAACAAACAGTAATATGAAGGAAAAACAAGAACAAGAAAAGGAAATGGGTATAGTACTACCTACTCAGAAGTCAGAGCCATCTAAGATAAACCCAAGTACATTGATACTCTTTGGGTTGCAAAAGTGTGGAAAGACCACTACTCTTAGTCTATTAGAGAACTGCCTGGTCCTGGATACAGAAGAAGGTACGGGATTTGTAAGTGTACTAAAGCTGTCTCCACCTAAAGGAGGGCCGGTGAGTAAAATGAAATGGTTGAAAGATGCTGCAAAAAGCATTATGGATGCAGGAAGACCTTATGACTATGTAGCTATTGATACCTTTACACAGGTAGATGAATGGGCTGAGTTCAGTGCAACATACAAGTATATGAATAGTGTTACCGGACAAAAGTTCAATAGGGATAAAGCCGGACAGATGTTAAAACCTGATCATCCTGACTATGAAACTGTACATAATATACCAAATGGATATGGATACAGGTTCAGTAGACAAGAGATGATAGATGTATATGAACTGACCAAAGATCTTGGAAAGATATGCACTATATATGTATGCCATGTAAGCGATAAGTCAGTAGTGTCTAAAATAAGTAATCAGGAAGTAGTAACGAGAGATATAAGCCTTACCGGTAAAATGAATTTAAATTAAGTTTGGTATAGTCAAGAATAGGTATTACCTTTACTGGATAAATATCTTAATTTTATGGCAGGTACATCAAAAGGAAATGAAGCAAGTAAGCAAAGAGCTATTATAAGAGTTGAAAACGCATATAACTATTGGTTAGGTAATAAAGAGAAAGGAATGAAAAAAGCCGCATCTATGTTCAAAACAGACTATATGAAACTTAGAAATCATATAGAAAAAAATGGACATAATTTATTATCATGTAACCCTGAAACATTTTCTTCAATAAATACAGAAGAAAAAGCGTATTGGTTAGGATTTCTGTATGCTGATGGGTCAGTTGGTTTAAAGAATAATGATGTGGAGTTAGCATTACAAGATTCCGATAATAACCATTTAGAAAAGTTCAAAACTTTTATAGGTAGTAGTAATAATATCAAAATAGATAGCTATAGATGTAGATTAGTAGTATGTAATACAATTTTCAAGGAAAATTTAGTAAAATGGGGATGTACTGCACAAAAATCCCTCAAAATAAAATTTCCAGGTATAGATAAAGAGCTTGTTAGACATTTCATTCGTGGTTATTTCGATGGAGATGGTTGTATATCAAGAGCTTGTTCTGATTGTTTATGGCATACAGCTTCTATTGCATGTGGATCTGAAGCATTTATAAACTCATTAAGTGTAATAATAGAAGAGTTTTGCAATGTTAAAACAACTGTATATAGAAAGTCTAAAGGGTCTAATACATTTATAATATGTTTTGATGGTAAAAGATTTACAAAATTCATTAATTGGATATACAAAGACTGTAAAATATTCTTGGATAGAAAATATCAAAGATATTTAGATTCTGTTGCCGTTGTATTAAGCGATTAGTACAATTATAACTGGACAAAAACGGTGAAGGGTGGGATTCCTAATACCGTGCTAAACTGATAAACTAAAAAATATCAGTCAGTGTAACGCATAGGTACTGAAAACTGGAAACAGAATAAAATGTACCCAAGAGTGTCCGGCATCTCAAGTAGATGAAAATATATGCTGAGCTTACAATAATAAGAATTGTAAGAACATGAGGATAAAAAGCCACATGGGTAACAAAACTGAAAGTAAAGGATATAATAGGAAGGCGTGTAGATGCTATAGGTTATGTATATAACCAGGAAGGTAGTACAATGATATCCTTCAAAGGAAATGAGGAAAAGATAGGAGGTATAAGGGCCAAACATATTGTAGGCTATGAGGGACCTCTTGTGTGGGATAAGATATTTATTAAAGAATAAGTTAACATAAAACAAAAAGTAAAAGTATGAAACTAGAAAAAGGAGAAAGTCAACAAAAGAAACTCTTCGTAGGACTATTCCTGGGCGAAGTAGAAATGGTAAACCCAACAAAAGAACAATTATCTAAGTATCTTGGGTATGAACTCAAAGAAGATGCAAAGGATATTGAGTATGTAGGAGAAGATAAGGATGGTAATACCCGTGTGAACCTGTCCTTCTGGGTAAAGGATAAGATGAGCTCTAACAAGTTTAATGTAAGGTTCAGTATCACTGATAAGAAGATGAAAAGTGAGAAGTCCGGGAAATCACAGTACGTCAATCAACTGGGAATGAGCTCATGGGCTGATGAGAAAAAGAATCTCCAGCAGTGGTTCACTATGGGGAAGGATAAGGATAAAAACCCAACTATTGACCTGCAGGTAAGGCAAGCTATGCAAGGTGAAGCTGACCTATATGACTTTATGAGATGCTGGATATCTAAAGTGAACTGGTTCTCAGCTACTGCAGATGTACTGGTAGACACTAAAAAGCTGTTCAGGGGCAATGTAGATGAGATAAGGAATATCCTCACAGCTACAGGAGATGATAATCTTACAGGCCCTGTAGTGTTAGGTGCTACTGTATATATCAAAGATGGAGATGATGGCAAGAAGATGTACCAGAATGTCACCACTAAGGCATTCCTGCCCGGTAGTAAGATGAGTGCTGTAAGGTTAGCAGTAACCAATGACTCATGGGACAGCGATAAAGCACTAAAAAGGTTCAAAGATACCCTTCTTGATCCTGAATATGGTGTGAAAGATGCATTCAAACTAACTCTACTGGAAGAGTTCAATGAGAATGATCATCAACAAGCAACTGACAGTGTGTTAAAGCACTCTGATTCAGAAATGGATTACTAACCCACAAGGATGACATAGTAGCCAGTGAGTTAGTTGAGTTCTCACTGGTGAACTGTTGTCTAATAAAACTAAATGATATGAAATTGATATACCAGATAAATGATAGTGAAGGATTGCCAATGGGATTGATAAAAACAGATGCACCATATAAAGAAGTAGATGCAGTATGGTCAGATTTGTATAATGAAGATGAGCCTGATGACAGTAGCTATATGGAGGAATTGGAAAAAGTATTAGATAAGAGATACCCAGGTACAGAAAGAATGTATATAGAAAGTGAAATAAATCCATAATTATGAATGAAGAACTAGATATATGGAATGACTTTGTGGCTGAACATTTTCCGGGATACTACCAAAGTGATGAAATAGCACATGAAGGTGATCTGTTTAAATTAGTAGAGAAGGAGTATGACCATGAGGATTGTGCATATAACCTGCTAATGAAAAAATATGATGGAGATATAAATAACCCACAGATAAAGATAGATTGGATGGAACAGTATATAGAGGTGTTAGAAGGAGCTATTGAGGGATACCTGGAGAGTGTTAAAACTAAATGATATGGAATATAAAGAAGGTGATATAGAGATAAAAGTGTGTCCAAAAACCGGTAAAGAGGTACTAATGCAATATGAACCAGGTATAAATGATGTAGTACAGGATTGGTTGTGCCTACATGAAGATACATTGGAAAAAGATGCAATAGCTGTGAAGAAGTATAGAGAACTACATAAACTGGAAAACAATGGAATATAAACTAAAGATGTTCTGGGGAAGTGAGATGACAGATAGTGTAGCAGAGAAAAGTCATGAAGAGAAAAAGGAAATACCGGAAGATGAGTATGAGGTAATAGAGTATACATTCAATAGTCTGGATGAAATGAATGCATTCCTATCAGGTGTAGAAGCTATGAATGGTTGGCAAGACTATGACTATATAGAGCTATAACAAGATAAATAAAGATGAATAATATGACAATAGAGATAGATATGGAGAGTCTGGCAGGGCAACTTGCCAGAGAGAAGTTTGAACAAATGACAGCAGGTATACCTAATAAAGTCCTGCATAAGACAGAGTTGATAGAGAAGTTAGATAGGTTACTGGTGATAGAAGATCTACATGATACATATGCACACTTATTCTGGCATATATATGATGACTATACACGAATGATAAAGGAACATAGTAAAAAATGGAGTCCACATGAATCTGGTAAAGGAGGAGAAGATAGACCACAAGTTCATACTCTTCAGGATAAGTGAATATGATATTTACCGATGGGAGTTAGGAGAGTTCACTGTAGGTAAGCCATTCTGTAATCCTCTCCGGAAGGACAAAACACCTAGCTTCACTGTATTCTTAGGACAGGATGGTAAATTACACCATAAGGACTTTGCTGATGAGAGGTATAAAGGAGACTGCTTTGATATAGTCCAACAGAAGTATGGCATAACCTTAGTACAAGCCTTTAACAAGATAGCCAAGGACTTTATGCTGGTAGGGGGTGCACCTGATGCATACAAAGCAATAACTGACCAGTATATAAAGCCGGTAATAAGCACAAAGAAACACTCTCTTATCCAGGTAACCACTAAGGCATTCACCAAAGCAGACCTCAGCTACTGGAATGACTACCTAATAGATAAGGAAGATCTAAAGAAAGAACAGATATACTCAGTCAAAAGTCTCTTCCTGAACAGGCAGAAGTATCCTATAGACAAAGATGAATTAGTATTTGCATACTACTATGATGATGGGTTCAAGATATACATGCCTCATAGAGAAAAGGGAGAGAAATGGCTCTCTAACATAAGCACATCCAAAGTAGAGAATATAGAAGCTCTCCGGGATAATGATAGGATAATAATCACTAAGGCTAAGAAGGACAAAATTTGTCTGAGTAAAATAATATCTGGTGTGGTCAATGTGCAGAATGAGAGTAGGTCATGCTTTACATCTGAGTTCATAGAACAACTAAAAGGAAAGAAGGTATATGTACAGTATGACTCTGATGTAGCCGGTAAGAAGAACTCTATGGTACTAACAAAGGAGCTAGGTTACTTGCACCTTAATGTTCCAGACCATCTCCTGGAGGAGGACATAAAGGACTTCTCGGACTGGATAAAAGCAAGAGGTAATACAAAAGAAGTAGAAGCATTCCTAAAACAAAAAAATATCATATAAAATGGAACAAATAAAAAGTTACATACTGGGCTATAATAGGTATGAGGGTAAAGTAGTAAGTTACTCAACGGTAGAACATGCAAAACTATCAGGTACATGGTGGAGGGTAATGGAAGCCTCTGACATTAAGACTGCTAAAGAAGACTTCCTGGAGATGTATAATGAAGTACATGAAATAGAATAATATGAGATATCTAATAGAAGTAGAAGTGAATGAAGATAAACTTAGAAGATATAAGGATATTGATACTGATGATGAGTGTGAGTATGAACAAAGTATAGAGTCCCTTATTGAACAAGAGATAGGATGGGTAGAAGAATCGGGAATTTACTTTAGAGCATTAAAAAAGATAGAATAATGAAAATGGAAAAATGGATAGTAGGTACCAAGAAAGGTAGTAGTAAGGTAGAGATATATGTAAGTGTACATGATGCACAGATAGAGGCCACAACAGGCTGGAGTGAGGTAATAGCGGTAAACAAGGAAAGTGCAAGAGCTAAGTATAGAGACTTGGTAAAGAAGTTAAAATCTAAGGAGGTGTAAGATGATAGAAGAAATAGAAGAGTTCAGCAAAGAAATGCAAATATCTATAACAGTCTGTAGAAATGCAAAATACAGAGAGAAATTAATCCAAAAAAGATATAAAATTAAATAAGATGACAATAGAACAGAAAATATTCGATGTATTGTATGATAGTAAACTCGCATGGTCTGCTGTAAAAGAGCCACTATTCAGTAAAGATCAAGAACCTACAAGTGCATATGGAATATTCCGAAGTGATAGTAGAGAAAATATAGGAGTAGTAGGTAGTAAATATCAGCCACTGCAAAATCAACAGCTAGTACAGGAGTTCATAGAAAGTACCAAGGAATTTGGACTAACAGAACTGGAAGGTAGTAGTGTAAATGGTGGTAAGAAGGTAGTGATAAAGGCCAAGGTAGGTAGTATACAGATAGGTAAGGACCTGGTGCATAGGTATATAACAGTAAGTAACACTCATGATGGTAGTAGTCAGGTAAAGTTAGGGATATTCAATAGGGTATTAGTGTGCAGCAATGGAATGATGAGAGAGGTAACCAGCCATGAATTGGCAAAGGTAAAACATACAACCAATGCAGGTGAGAAAATGAACTGGTATATAAGGAATATACCGGTAGTGCTGAAGATGGAAGAGGAAATGATGAGGAACTACCAGATGCTATCAGAAGTAAAAGTAAACAGTAAGCATATACAGACACTGATAGATAACATATATGGTGTAGATAGTACATTGCCGGTAGATGAAATAAGTACCCGGAAGCAGAATCAGGTAAAGGAATTTGACAAAGTACTAACAACCAATGGGTTAAATGTACATGGAGATACCTTATGGGGAGCATTACAGGCAATGACATATATCCAGAGTCATACACCTACAGGAATAGTATCAGAGAAGTACATGACAGGGGCATCATATGAAAAATCCAACATGACATATGAACTATTAATGTCAATGATAGGCAATCCAATATATGATGAAGTAGAAGTAATAGCATAAATTAACCAAAGCACCCAAAATAACCAAAATAGAGGAGATAGCTCAATGGGTTGTTTCCTCTATAAGGTTAGGGTGTGTATATAAAAGATAGATGATATGGAAAAAGAAAAAAGGTTAAAAGGTAATGAAATAATAGCCAGATATGCAGGTAAGAGTTTCCCATCAAGTCATATAAGCGATTATAGGAATGAATTACCAGAGAATATGAATAGAAGGTACTTAAAATATCATAGGTTATGGGATGAATTAGTACCAGTAGTGAAAAAACTAAAATTGGATCTATGGTTAGCGAATACAAATCCAACAGAAAAAGCAAATAGAAGACTACTGAAAGCATGGAATGAAATGGAAATAGTATCAATATGGGAAGAAGTAGTAAAAGGAATACAAGTATTGCAACTAACCAATAAAACAGAGGAGTAGAAGTATATGGAATATGAAAAAGTTCGTGGGAAATTTGGTCTATGGGATAAATACTTTAAGGAGTTCATAGAATCTGATAAGTTCGATGAGATATTCAGGACACTAAAGACAAGGAATAAACCAACTGCTCCATTATCTAAAGATGTATTCAGGGCATTTGAAATAACAGATCCTGATAAGTTATGTTGTATCATAGTAGGTATCAGTCCTTATCATACATTCATAGATAAAGCTCCTGTAGCAGATGGGTTAGCTCTGTCCTGTAGCCACACATGGAAGAAGAAGGGACTCCAGCCAAGTCTGGAAATGGTATATGACGAACTACAAAGGACATACCAGGAAGATGATATGACAAGAGATGGTGACCTTAGCTATCTGGCAGAACAAGGAGTGTTATTGTATAATGTAGGGTTGACAGTCCAGGAGGGTAAAGCATGTTCAGATAATGAACTATGGAGTGAGTTCAATAAGTACTTCTGGACAGAGGTGATGAACAAGTACTTTAGAGGCATACCTATCATATTCATGGGTACTCAGGCACATAAGTCCATTAACTATCTCACACCAATGTTGCACTATCCTATACAAATATCTCATCCTGCATCTGCAGCATATAAGGGAGATAAATGGCACTCAGATGGTGCATTCTTAAAGATAGATAATGTACTAAGGCAGAACTACAAAACAAAAATAAACTGGTACAAGCTCCCGGAGAAGGCAGATAGTAAACCACCTTGGGAAGAATAAAAACTAACAGTATGACACAGATAAAGATAGAGAAAAAGCCATACTCAACAACAGAGTATACAGCAGGTGAGTATACAGATAAAAATGGTATACCTCACTCATTCATCATTGTAGTATCAACTAATGATAATACAATGGACAGGTTCCACATACAATGGGATGGAGATGCTCCACATAAATGGGAGAATGTTGAAGAAAAGATAAAAAAGCAATTCTATGATAAATAACCATCTTCCGGAAGCAGAAATAGATAAGCTGATATTAGAAGAACCTTATATAATAATAAGGGAATATATAGCACTAATAAATGAGATAGAAGCAATTAAAACAACAAACAATGAGCCAGAATAATAACAAAATAGCAGTTCAGGGATGGACAATAATGACAGAGTGCCTGGGAGGTGATGAACTATCCTGGAGTGTAGAAGATGGTGATAATGTAATGCCGGAGATATATGATGATGAAGTACAGGCATGGCAAGCAATAGCACAACATCAGATAGATATAATGCGGCAGTTTATAGATGATGTAGAACAAGGTAATGATGCAGATCCAGAAATGGTAGATTGGGCACCTACAGTATATCCTGCAAAGATAGTACTATATGAAGATGGTGAATTAATAGTATATCATGGAGAAGATGATGCTCCACAGCCGGTAATAGAGACCACATTAAGTGAATGGAGAGAAAATCGCTAGATATGACAAACTTAGAGAAAGAGATACTAGAGATAATAAACTACGAGGATATAAGCAACTACCTGAAAGCTAAGAGTATAAAGTCATTGATAAAGCAGGTAATGGGTGAGATGGTAGATGAAATTGAAGGTCAGGAATTTAGTGAGGGTAATTGGACAGAGGATATGCACGAATGGGTAGATAACTATATAAAAGAATTGAAATGAGTGATAGATATATAGCAGATACGATAGAGTATAAAGGACATATAATAGAGATAGTATCAGATAGTGACTATGAAAATCCAAGAGAATGGAGTGATAGTCCATGTGTGATGGTGTGTTGGCATAGGAGGTATACACTGGGAGATGAACAACCTAAGTGTAGTCCGGATGAGTGGTTAGAGGAAATGGCAAATATAGATACTGATGTAGATGACTATGAATTTGATGCAGATACCTGTATAAAGATGATAGAGGAGCAAGGAACACTGATAAGTCCACTGTATCTATATGACCATAGTGGGATAACAATAAGTATGGGAGGGTTCAGTTGTCCATGGGATAGTGGACAAATTGGATGGATATATACCACCAAAGAGTCAATAGAGAAGGAAGGGTGGACTAGAGAACAGGCAGAGAAGTATATGAAAGCTGAAGTAGAAACCTATGATGACTACCTGACAGGAAATGTATGGGGGTATAGAGTAGTAGAAACTGGTGACAGTACTTGGGGGTATTTTGGAGATTATGAAAAATGTGGAGCAATAGAAGATGCAAAATCAGCAATAGATTGGCACATAAAGGATACCATAAAGAAGCATATAGAAAAAGTTAAGGTGTGGATTAAAAATCGTGTACCATTACAATATAGACATCAAATGGAATTAGTATGCTAGGAGATAGAAGTATAAATGAACTATCAGTAACAGGGCTGAAAGAGGAGTTGCATCAGTGGCTATTAGAAGCTGAGAGAACTATAGATATACCAAAAGATTGGTTAGTGACCTTCGGAAAATGGGCAGAGTTTAGAACATTTATGGAAGGAGTGTTATGGGAATATGAGCAATTAGAAGAACAGCTAAATGAGGCTCGTGAAATGGAAGGTAGATATGTAGAACTACAGGAAGCAATACAAGAGGTGGCTACAGAATTAATGGAGATAGATGAGATAGAGATAGACTATGACCGGAAAGTAGATAATAGTGTAATGGTAGACCAGGAACTAGGTAAAATAATCAAGAAACTGGAAGACCTTGCAAATGAGAATTGGAAGAAACCAAATAAGGTAACTAAGAAAAAGTATGGGAAATGACAAAACAACAATTGAGAAGTTGTCTCAAAATCTTAAAATCTCCCGGAGCTATTATGATAGTTCTGGGAGATACTGTGAGGTGTATAATGTAGAAGTACAAGGACAAATACCAATGGGAGATGAGTATTATGCAGATTTAGCAAATGAGATAGGTAAACACTTGCAGGGGATGTATGAGGAACAATTGAGAGAGTTAGGTAAGGGTAAGGTGAAGTGGGTACAAGTAGATATTGAGAACGCAATAAAATTGGCAAAAGATGGAAAATATTGAACTACTGAAAAGGTTGAAGAAAAGTGTAAATAAAAAGATAATACCATATCAGATAATGACATCATGGAGTAGGCAAAATGGAGAAGGTTATAATAGCGCACTAATGGTGGTACCCATAGGGCTAAACCTGTGCATCTGAAATTTGCCAAGAAGTTTCAGAAATTTATAAAACCAAAAGACAATGAAACTTAAAGATATCAAAGAAGGTCAGAAATTTATAATACCTAACCAAGAAGGTATATGGCACATAGAAACTCATGAAATACGGAAAGAAAGTGTCTGGTATATGAAAGCCGGAGATACACATAAAGATGTATATAATGAAGAAGGAATGCCAATAATAGGATTAACATGGGATACAAAAGTAAAACCAATAGAAAATGGAACAACAAAATAAATATTATACTCCTGATGCAGGAGATTTTTGTATAGGTTATTGCAATTATGAAATATTCTCAGAAGGAGAATGGACAAAGCAACCGCCACTAGAAAACAGCTACGATTTTAATGAAGTTTATGATTTGTTTAATGAAGGTAAAACTGTAACAAATCTTCGTACAAAATCTCTTGATCAAAGTGATATAGAATCATTAGGGTGGATATATAAAGAAGATTCTTTTCATAGAAAATTAACTGAAGAAAAAGGTAAAGTATATGTACCTACTCATTATTGGTTTACTAAACCAGATACAAAAATGACACTAACATGGTACCCTGGCATTAAAGTACATATAGAAGAATGTGATATAACTTTTATGTTACCATCTATAAAGTACTCAGGAGAATGTAAATCTATCAATGAGTTACGCCTTATTCAAAAGTTTATTGGCATATAGAAATAAAGTAGTATTTTTGCACTGCAACAGTACCTGATAAACTCCAACAACTAACCAACCAATATAAAAACACCAGACACAGGAAGTCCTCTCTCATCAGAGTACTGTCAATGTATGATGAGTATGTAATTAAATATCCTAATACTCATCCTGCAGGACATGAAGTAATGATTGATGTATTCAACCAGGGGGCAGATAGATTCCTTAGATTGTTAACAGCAGAAAAAACAGAAGATGGCAAAAGCTAAAAAGGAACAACAGTACTATAATGGCATATTGGTAGATAGCCAAGAGGAGATAATGACCATTATGTATATAGAGGAGCTAATAGAGGCTGGGTATGCAGAAAAACTTGAAA